GAGGTTGGCGAACAAGGTATACAAGGTAATGCTGGTAATACAGGTTCAACTGGTTCCCAAGGTCAAAAAGGACAAAAAGGTGAAATAGGAGCTACTGGAGGTACTGGTAGTACTGGACAGAAGGGTCAAAAGGGAGAAGTAGGAGCTACTGGTTCTACAGGCTCTACTGGAGGTACAGGTTCTCAAGGTATACAAGGACAAAAAGGTCAAAAAGGACAAACTGGCTCTACAGGAAGTACAGGGTCTACAGGCTCCCAAGGACAGAAGGGTCAAAAAGGAGAAGTAGGAGCGCAAGGTAATACTGGTAATACTGGTAGCACTGGCTCTACAGGCTCAACTGGACAAAAAGGTCAAAAAGGACAAACTGGTTCTGCTGGCGGTACAGGATCTACAGGATCTACTGGTCAGAAAGGTCAGAAAGGTCAAACTGGATCTACTGGAGGTTCTGGATCAACTGGACAGAAGGGACAGAAGGGCGAAATAGGATCTACTGGAGGTTCTGGTTCTACTGGATCTAAAGGTCAGAAGGGAGAGATTGCTTCTGGGGGCGGAAGTGACCAAGTGTTTATTGAGAATGGACAGACTGTAACAAGCAGTTACACTATTACAAACAACAAAAACGCAATGTCTGCTGGACCTATAACAATTAACAACGGGGTTACTGTAACAGTAGGTACTGGAGAAACATGGACGGTGATATAAATGGCAACTATTAAACTTCAAGGCAATTCTAGTGGTAGCGGCACTATAGTTCTTACAGCACCAAACACTAATTCAACCCGTACTGTTACGCTTCCAGATCAAGATTTAGACTTAGGTGGTATAGCTGGTGCTGGTTCAGTAAAAGCTTGGGTGAATTTTAACGGTACTGGAAGTGTATCTATTAGGGATGATGGAAACGTCAGTAGTATCACAGATCACACAACTGGTAAGTATACAGTCAATACAAGCACTGCTATGCCAAGCGCAAACTTCTCTGCCAACTGTGATGGGTGTAGGGCAAACTCCGATATAGCACTTATAGCAGGGCCAGTTCATTTTGCATTTACTACAACATCCTTTAGAATGAGAACCCTAGAATATGATGCCTCATCTGCTGACAGTTTAAATACATGCGTTACAATAACTCACTAGTTAAATGGAAACTATAATAAGAGGAAATCACAGTGGCTAGTTATAGAGTAATATATGAAGAACCTGATTACCCAGAACAACCAGCTTTAGTTCTTGTGCCTAGTGATAACTGGTTAGCTGATGCAATGGCAGGGAAACTACCACCTATATCTGTTTATTGGGAATTACAGGACGACGAACAAAAAGCTATTGATGAAGGTAAACATGATAATTTTGAGCATGACCCTAGTAAGTGGGAAAAGCAATTTACTGCACCAAGAATAGGCAAGCTTACCGAAGAAGAAGCTATGGAGTATTTAGTTATGAAAGACATACCTAGAAGAGTATGGGCTGTCGAATATAATAGACCCATGTTTAAGATTGTTAAGACAGAACAAGTCCCTAGCGATAGGCAGTTTAGAGGCGCATGGGAGATGACACAATGAGTACAATAAAAGTAAATTCAATACAGGATACAAATGCAAGAGAGCTTTATCTAATTCGCCTTTGGATAAACTTTAATCAAACAACTGCAAGTATCAGGGATAGTGAAAATGTAAGTAGTATTACTGATAATGGCACAGGAAGAAATACAGTAAACTTTACTTATACACGTTCTGATGCTAATTATTGCGTGAGCTTGTCTGCAAGTGATATAGCTTCTTCTGGTAATACAGATGGCTATGCTTATGGGTGCTGGCTTAGAGGTAGTGCCAATTTAGCTTACACTACATCAAGTATGAAGTTTGGCCTTGGATACCCCGCCAGCAATTCAAACAATAATAATGATCACGTTAATTTTAGCATAATAGGTATTTAATATGGTAAGTGTAATAAGAGGCAGTGATGATTTTGATAGTAGTTCTACTGGAGCATATGAATTAATAAATCGAACTACTATAAGTAATGTGTCATCATATGTATTTACAGCAACAGATTCTTCTAAATACTCTGGTTATCACATAGAGTTTGAGGGACTAAGCCCAAGCACTAACACTAGGCTAGAAATATCTTGTAGCGACGATGGGGGTAGCACATACGATACATCCGTTAGAAGTCAAGTATTACGTGTTAGTAATGGTGGAATAGGAAATCAAAATATTAGTGGGTATGGTCTAATTGCTGATGATGTTGGGTTTTTAGCTCAAGGAAGCGGACATAATCTTAGTGGTTTTGCCAAGATATGTAACCCACATTCCGCACCTACAACTGGTTATTCTGTTGTGGGTCAAGTAGCCTATAGAAAAGGTGGTGGCCAATTTGTAGAATCTAGCTTTTCACTTATGACTAACAGGAGTGGGGCAACTTCTCAAAAAGGTATGAACGCTTTTAGAATTAAGCCATATGGTAGCTTTACACTTGTTGGCGGCACAATAGCAGTATTTGGCATTAGAAAGTAATAAAGGGTAAATAATATGGCAAGTCATAAAGTTGTAAATGGTGTTATTACTCCACTTACAGATATAGAAAAAGCTGAGTTAGTTGAAGAGCGAAAACAATGGGAGTCTGAAGCACCTGATAGAGCAAGGTCAGAGCGAGATGAAATACTTAGTATAAATGTAGACCCTATTGTGTCTAATGTTTTACGTTGGAATGATATGACAGATGCTAAAAGAGCAGAGTGGACACAGTACCGAACTGACTTGCTAAACTTACCAGAGCAATCTGGTTTCCCTAATTCAATTACTTGGCCTACAAAACCAACATAAGGATAAAAGAAATGTCTACCTTTATAAAGATTGGCGCATCAACATATGACAGCGCAGATTATGAGATACCAGCAGAGCGTACCTTTCGAGATGGATGGGAAGCCAACTCAGATACAGGTGTTATATCTGTAAACATGGATAAAGCTAAAGATATTTGGCGTGATAAAATACGTCAAGCTAGAGTAGAACCTTTAGCCGCTTTAGATACAGCTTACATGAAAGCTCTTGAAACAAGTGCTGATACAACACAGATAATTGCGGACAAGCAAGCACTACGAGATGCTCCCTCCCTGTCGTCCATAAACGAAGCAACAACAGTTGGGCAATTAGTAGCTATACAACCAGTACCAAACGTAGTTATAGAATAAACTATGATAGTATATCAAATCTCACTTCACGGTTCGGCATACGATGCAAGAGGTAAGACTTGGGAACAGATATACTCTGAGAGCCTCTGTAAGCCTCGTACAAGCTGGTTAGACCCTATACACAATAGAACCTTACTAAAAGGTGAGTTTGGATGCTCAGTGAGCCATTTAAGGGTATGGGAGAAGATAGCTAATAGTAACTCTAAAGGTATTATATTAGAAGAAGATGCAGTATACGATAGTATAGATACTGATAAAGTAGATAGACTACTTAATTCCCACGATAGTGTATGGCTAGGATATAGACTAAACGATATGGGATATTGGTATAACTGTCATGCGTATGCAATTACTCCTGATACAGCAAAACTCCTAATACAAGACTTTAAGGAAAACATAATCCCAGTTGATGAATGGGTTCCCATGAAGCTAAAACATAAAAATAACTACTTCTATAAAGAAGAGGTTGTTACTCAAATCCCAAGGTCAGCCCGACCAAGTACCATAGAGGAAGAATACAATACGATGATAGACCCGACCAAAGTAAAAATATTAACAGTAGCTACAGATGAAGATAAAATGTGGCCTCTCTCACAATCAACAAGCAAGTATGACATAAACCTAACTAACTTAGGAAAAGGTGATAGTTGGAAAAGTGAGATGGAAGGCTATGATGGTATAAGAAAGATAGAGTTAGTAAAAGACTTTGTTAAACAATTACCAAAAGATGATATAGTACTCTTTGTAGATGGATATGATACTTTTTTCACTGAAGAGTATGAAACAGTAGTACAAAGGTTTATAGACTTTGATGTAGATATATTGTTTGGAGCAGAACAAGAGTGTTGGCCTATAACAGATAATCACTTCTATAAAGAAAGCTGGATAGATGACGGAACACCATACAGGTATTTAAATAGTGGACTGTATATAGGCTATGCAGGGGCAATAGATGAGTTCCTTAACTTACCAAGTACAGACGCTAAAGGCGATGATCAACTATACTGTCAAACTAGATACTTAAAACTAAAAGATGGTACAGTAGAAACAGAGTATGCAAACAAAGTAGGATTAGACTACGAAGCATACATATTCCAAAACCACGATACAAGCATAAGAATAGTAAATGGTCAACTTTGGAATGATAGAACTAATTGTTGTGGATGTATATATCATGGCAATGGAGGAAAGTCAGAGAAAGACTTCTTCTACAGCCTAGCAGAACAATTTGGATATAGAAAACTATCCTCTCCCCTTACTAGCACGAATAGAGATTTAAGCTACAAAGAAGTAGCACAAGACTTGCTAGTTACAAAACTACTATCCGAGAGTGAGTGTAAAGACTTAATAGCTAAGTCTGATGCTCTAGGTGG